TCATGGTAGAAATCTCTATCACAGATGATGGTTTTCCACATCTTTCCTATGTTAGCTCCGTATACTGTGCTCACCACAAGTTCCTCTAAAATTACAGGGAACCTGTCTGTGAAAGCAGTCATATCGGAACTGTATAGGCACGATCCCAGAGAATTTACAAACTCTGGTATCTTGTCTTGGAAAAACGTTACATCTTGTGGTAGTCTATTTAAACCTTTCATAAAGGTATCATGTATGCCTGAAAGGCACACATTAGACCACCAGTCTAATATTGCGATTACACGTGTTTTACACGCTTTATCGCTCAACAAAACTAATTTAGATGTTTTGACATTGTCAAGACCTTCTAAACCTGCTTTGTACTTACTTGGAGGACAGTGGAAATTATTATCTTTAAGATAAGTTTCTATCTCTTCCATGATGTGTTCATTACCCGGTTGCTGTAAAGCTTCTAGGTCTTGAATACATGCAATAGTAGCTGGTCCGTTAGGACCCGCTTTATTACTAAGTATTAGACGAGGAGGCAAGAGATCTTTAGGTAAAACCTTCAGTATCTCTGGCTTACTCTTGATGTAATCTGATATCTCCTTAAGCACTTCGTGCTTAGCGGTTGATTCAGAAATAATAGTATCCACTAAGTATTCGGGTTTACACCTGAATTCTTCAATCAGTCGTAAGACTGAGAGTGTGTACATTATTTGTTTTCTGTCATTTCTGTTAACCTTCAAAAAGTTAAACACTTTAGGAAGGCCATCCCTATTCTGTTTACAGAATGGGATATTAGTGACAGTTTGTCGTAAGACGAACTGTTGATACGACAATCTATACTGTTTTAACAGTTGGATTGCCCTCTTCTCACCTTTATGTTTTAAAAGATGAGACACTAATTTACAGAAATTGTCTACATTATCAGATGAATTTTTCAAATGTAGTATATTGATCATCGGTAGTAACTTCTTAATTGAAGCGATCCACTGATTTTCTTTATTTCTATTTTTGATTGTCATAATTGTTTACAATTGTGATTGCGTTCGGATGAACGTTAATTCATCGTGCTACAATTAGGGGTACAGTTTTGTTCTGCGGATAAGCGTCTGTAAAGAC